GCATTTGACTATGTGGGGATACTCCCTTGAAACCCGATGTACTACTAGACAACCTTCTTCGGTTTTGGCTTTGCTGATCTCTAGTGGCTGCACGAAGGTTTGATTTCCTATTGTCTAGGGTGTTGATATTTCGATGATCTGTTCGATAGCCCAATGGAACATTTGGATAAACCCTTTGGTGCATGGATTCCGTGATTCTCTTTCCGCTCGGAAGAATGATGCTGCGGATAGCGTAATAACTCCGCGTGTTCTTAGCCCAATGAGCAGACCAATCCCACAGTTGGACAAGGGGAGCGTCTTCGCTGTCGATGAGCGCGTATACGCCGTGTGTGAGCGGGACATATGCGATGGACGGCCCCACTGGAATGATGACAAGGCGCTTGGCCGTACACTGGTTGGGCATCGGTGACTCCTCCGAGTCTTTGCGCCAGAGAGGCCGTGACAGGCCATCGGTGACGATGCATCCATCCTACTCTTCCTGCTCGCCGTATGCATTGAAATCCTCCACAATTCCTTCATCTGGGGTACGCACGCTATACCGTGGCTTCGTCTCGGTTTGGACGATGCTGTCTTCGAACTGCTGACGCAGGGCCTCGCGCTTCTTTGTCTTCAGTAGAGACTTCAGCTTCGTGCTGCTGATATTCAGTCGCCCGTCGAGCAGGTTCTCCCCTGTCGCACCGAGCCACTCGCCTAGTACTGTGAGCGTCGCAGCCTCCAAGGGATAGCGCGTCGAAGCGACATCATGCGGACCGTACTCGTAGAGCCGGCCATTGCCGTCCCTGTAGCTCACCGGCCCGCGCACCGCAGCAATCTCACGCAAGATGGGCCTGTGAATCTCGCTCATCCGGCGGTAGAACTCCAGCGACATCAACCGCTGCTCTGGGGTGAGCGTCGTCCACTCATTCTGATCAGCGATGGAGCACGAGAGGTCCTTCGCCTTGGGACAGTAGGCACATTGCTTACACGGCAACGCCAGCGCCGCCTCGGGGTTCGCGTGGATGATGCGCTGACGTTCTCTGGCCCTGGCGATGTCCGCTTGCATCTCCGGCATCTGCGTCCGGTTGAAGACGACTGACCGGCGCGAATTCGTGTAGCGGACGAAGATGAACTCGAACGTGATGCGGTTGACGGCGGGGAAGTGTTTGAAGACCATGAACGCGTAGAGGATGGCCTGCACTCCCTCTACTTCGTCATCAGCTTCGAAGATCTTCTGCGTCGACTTATAGTCCTCGATCTTTGCGCGGTCGCCTTCGTCACTGAGCAGCGGGTGGTCGAGCGTACCGATTGAGGCTATCGGTTTCTCGGAATACTCCACGCCGGGAATCCGTCCAAGTTCCACGGTATAGCGGCGGTGATTAGGTGGACGATATGCCGGGTTGAAATCCTCATCGAGGCCCAACGTAAGCTCGGTGGCATAGCTGTGCTGCCAGTCGACGACGTAGCTGTCGCGCATCCCGTCAAGTATTCGCCCAGCCGTAAGGCCCGATGCGGAGGCGAGGCGGTTGAACTCCTCCCAATCTGCAGGAACCTGTTTCATGGTGCAGTGACGTACATAGTTGCTCATCACGTTGTGGACGTCGCGCCCGCGCTCGGAAGGTACGGAGTCGCCCCCACCTTTGCCTTCAATGGCGATAGCGACATACGATTCTCCGCAAGCCATCGTCTTGCAATCGCTTTGCGTGAGTGGCGGGAGGATCTGAATAAGTTCTGACATTGCGACCCCCTTACCAGTTCATCTTCGATTTGGCGGCTGCGGGATTGGCTTCCTGCTGCTGCGGTTGCGGGTGCGCCTCTTCCTGGGAGGTGTCTTCGGCGGTGAAGTATTGGCCGTCTGCGGGCTTCGCCTCGGTTGCGAATAGCTGAGCACCTTCGACTGCTTCTGTCTGCGGCTCCGGCTTCTTCTCTGCTACCAGTTCGGGCTTGCCGGCCTTCTCTTTGGCTGCCGCCTTCGTCTTCGCCGTGGACATGAATGGCGTGCTCATCTTCGCAATCTCGGCTTGGAGGTAGGACAGGTGCTCATCGCGCCGGTTGCCAAATGCGCGGTACGACATCTGGCGCTTCGTGGAGTTGAATTGGAGCTTCTGCATCAACGCGTCAAGCTCTTCGTCGCCTTCGACCTGGGCCTCAAGTACCGGGGCCGCGTAGCCGTTGAAACCATCCATGCGCTCCGCTTCATCCTCATCCATCACGCCAGCCAACCCGAAGGCGATGCGTGCGCACTGAATCAATGCCTTATGGCGAAGCATCCGAATCGGCGATTGCTTCCATGGGTCCGTATCGCGGCGGCACTCGGAGAAGTATTCCGTGACGACCGTCGGCAAAGCGCGATCCTTGCGATGGATCTTGCAGGTTATGGACGTGATGAACTTCCCGTCGCCGTCGAAGTGCTCTGTGAACTCGATGCCGTTATTGTTCGGCTGGCGATTCAACAGCGTGATCCATCCATCCACACCAAGGACATACTGCATCTTGCCCTTCGACATGAAGCCGTAAATCTCTTTGGTGAATGGGTTGAGGTCATACTGGTTGCAGACGATGATGAAGGCCGCAACCTCGGCGTCGGTGATGGGATCTTTCGACTTGAGGACCGTCTCTTTGAGGATCGTAAAAACCTTCGCCGCTTCGACGCCATACTTGCCGCCGAATTCAAATGCGAGGGATGGCCGTTGCGTGGTGGCTAGTTGCGTTGCCATGGGTGGTGCTCCTTTGATGGTTGGTTGTGCGTGATTATCGATGTTCCGGCTTATATTTATTGCCGTTAGCAGCGTAGTATCCGCGCCCTTTGCCGTGGTTTGGATACCAGTTTCCATTTCCATGTGCATACGCGGCGCAGAATCTAGCACCATCTCCCGAAGGCTCTACTATCTGCCCGCAGCGAGGGCACCTCCCTTGATCTGCGCATATCGCGACCTCACAGCAAGTGGTGAAATGTGTCGAATTAGTTGGGCTGCAATGAAAGACGGTAGCCATCTACTTCGCCCCCATGGTTGGAGGGAAGCAGCGGAACCGCGCCTCGGCAGACAACTTCCGCCCGTTGAGCCTCGCCGTCTCGTCCAACTCCCGCCACTCGGCATCTGTACACCGGAAGCTGACCGGCTGTACCGTAAGTTCCTTCACTGGCGGCTTCACTTTTTTCTTAGCCATTGCGCCCACCTATCTTCCCCCACGCGTGACAAGATGGATGCGCGCAGAGAAGATGCGTGATGTTGCCAGCTTCGTCTCTGCACTGCAAGCTCATAACCGGGTCGAAGATATGCTCATGCTCATCGTCAAGAATTTTCTCGTGCACGATGACGGCGATGATGAGAAACGCGATCACATGCAGGAACACGAATCCGGCGGGGTTGCCGTGCAGGAACTCCAGATAGTAGTGAATCGCGGTGTGGATCATAGATTCTCCATCCTGTTCGGGCTTGCCTTGAGGAGCGTTTCTAGTTTGGCGCGGGCGATATCACGATCCCGCAATGCGATTGCAAGATACTGTTCGGCTCCGCACGCGCCAAGATCTGCGAGCCTCACATCCTCGTACGATCGCGCTATTTGTTCGTCTACTGACATGCATAAACTCCTTGAAAAAGATTCAGATGTGGTGCAGGACGGTGATAATTCCCCACCAGATAAGCAGTGAAACTATGACGACGCCAACCACGATGCCAAAGGCTTGGATTGTGTCGCGGACACAGTATCTGAATTTCGATTGGCGGATATACTCGGCAATCGCCGCATCGCAATCATCGTGCTGTTGGTTCGTCATCATAACTTCCCGCTGCGCTTGAGTTCCTTCTGCAACGATTCACATCCTTGTGCGGCGTGCGTCTCTTTGGCAAGGGCATACTCGCGACGCGTGAGTTGACCGCGATTCAGGGTCCATCCGCATGTGCAGCTATATCCGTGCTTCATCTCAAGCCTCTTTCATGGTGCCCCACTTCTGGCACGTTGGGTTGCTACATCGCTTTGGTTTTCCATCTCGGCTGGCGATTGACGTGCCACACTCTCGGCACTGGTACACCTGCCACGGTCGGAGCGGAATCTTCGGAGTCAACCGAATCTGCCGCATCGCGTTAGGGCCGGAAGTGGCGGAAGGCGCTGAAGTCGAAGTGGGCTGTCCCGTTGATCACATCGCCAAAGGCAATCCAGCATGCGCAGATGGCGACGGTGATGATGACGGCAGCGACGAGAATCTTCTCGTTCGAGTCTGAGATGCGGGCGGCGAGGGTGTTGATTTTGTTCTTCATGGTGGGCTCCTCCACAGAGCGTGTTGCTTGATTGATGTAAATGTATACCTTTGCAAGAAACGGCGCAAGCATTATTTTGAACTATTTTCATGGTAAATTTGAGACTGCCCCGGCCCCCTGTTGCCATCGCCGCACGATGGCACTCCACACAGGCGCGGCTGGGGCTTATCACATTTCCACAGTTGACATCTGTATCAGGTTGCTCTATCGTTCGAGACCTGCCCACAAGGCAGCTTGTCCTGCGTACACAGGAGAAGAACGCCCTTGACGGCGGGTCTGGTTTCTCCAGATCCAGGCCTGCCTCGGGCGAACTGGAGAGTTATGACATGTTCGCAGGTACTCGCTGATATCGCAGCCAACAAGACGCAGCGCATGATGGTGTCCATGATCCAACGGACCGGCGGCCAAGCCGGCCTAGACGCCCTTGCGCAGCTCGTAGAGCTCGATCTTGCCTACGTGACCTTCGACTATTCGAGATATGCCTATGTGGCGTCTCTGAATGAGCGCCAGCGCGTGGCCATGATGCGGAGGGCAATCGCATGAGCTACCAAATCCAGCCCCCCACCGGCCCCGAACTCCCCCCAATGGAAGACGACACCGCCGACTGGCTGCCTCCCCTAAAGATCCACGGGAACAAAAAGCCAGTTCCAGCCATCATTCGCCCAATCGGCCCATCCATTGCATATGTCCCTCTCAGCCGCGGCCTCTTTGCCCTAATTGAGATTGAAGACGCGGACTGGGCTGAACGATGGCGATGGTACGCGATAAAATTCAAAAACACCGGCGACTTTCGCGCTGCCAGGAAGATAGCTACTGGCGTGAGGCGGAGCAAAACGATCCTGATGCACTCTGATCTTTTTGGATGGGCGGGCCATGAATGGACTGTCGACCACATCCGGCCAAAAACGGGACTTGACAACCGCCGACATGGCAATCTGCGAAAGGCTAGCAAGTCCGAACAATCGCATAATCAAGTACGAGCGAAACATAACACATCTGGATTCAAAGGCGTTTCTTTTTACACCCGAGATAAGGTTTGGGCGGCTTCGATCGGAGTAAATCGTCGAAAGATCCACCTCGGGAGATATTCAACGCCGGAAGAGGCCCACGCAGTCTACTGCGCCGCAGCGAAACGTCTTTATGGTGAGTTTGGGAGGGGGGCATGACAACAAATGACTGGCTGCCAGACCTCGAGATCCAGCGCCAGCGTGTGCGAGACGCCCTCAAGCGCCTCCGAGCCTACCGCAAGGCGAACAACCTCTGCCGCGAGTGTGGCGACCCGCTAGACCCGAAGTACAAGGCCCGCTGCCTCAAGTGCAGGATCAAGCACTCGGACCGCGAAGCGATTCTCTATCGGCAGCGCATCTTGAAGGCGCGCCATGTGCAAAACTAACCACTTGCGCTCTGGGCAACCCTGTGCGATATTTGGGCATCGTCACCCGGCGATATCGTGTGGTGTGGCCTCGGAACTCGAAGGCCTTGGCCTACCGCACCTCTACTTCGAGAGAGGAAAAACGTTTTGTCGTCGCTAAGTCTCACATCCCATCAGTCCGCCATAATTTCCGTTCTCATTCTGGGCAAGGATGAATCAGGCACGCCCGGCGAGATAACCCTAAAGAAACTCATCTGGAAATCTGGCTTGAGGCAGTCTGAAGCAAAGAGCGCTATACGCTCACTTCTCTTTGGGCAAATTGTCGAGCATAGGACAGTCCGTCTCCCTGAAAAATCCATCAAGGTGTTTAGGCTGCGGTACCGTAGCCTTCGTAACCGTATGGAGGGAAGATTTAATGGCTAATGCATGGTTCCGTATGTACTCAGAGTTTGCGGATGATCCAAAGGTCCAAATGATGTCCGAAGTTGACCAGCGTCGGTTGCTGATGCTCTTCTGTGAACGATGTAAAGATGTGAAACATGATGAAACGTTACGTGCGTTTCATTGGCGTATCACTCCGCTAGAGTTGAACGCTACAAAGGCTATTTTCCTACAATTTGGCTTCATTGACGAGGATTGGAATGTGCTGAATTGGAACCGAAGACAGTATATTTCCGATAGCAGCAATGAGCGCGTAAAGCGCTATAGGGAAAGAAAGAAACAGTCTGAAACGTTACAATCGCCATTTGTAACGGCACCAGATACAGATACAGATACAGATTCAGAACAGATACATACTCAGAAACAGAAGAAGCAAAAGCCTTCTCGCGGAGAGCCCGCGAGTGACGCTCGGCATACGCTTTTCAAGGAGTTGTTTTTCGACTATGCAACCCAGGCAACCGGGATGGCTCCGGATTGGGATGGCCGACAAGCGAAGGCACTCAAAACATTCCTATCGGGAAGCCCGCTGATCACCGTCGACCACTGGAAGCAAATCCTCACCAACCGCGCGAATTCGGAAGTAGCTCACGGTGAAGCGCTGTCGGCGTGGATTCGTAGCGCAAAGACTTTCTACAATCACCCGCTCGACCGATTCGGAAAACCTAAAACTGGAGGAACAAATGGAACTGGCAAACACAACAAAACAGACGGAAACTACGCTGCTCTTCAGCGGTTTGTGGACGCGGGACCTCAACCACAAACAATCGATAGCGAAAGCATTGCTGATCTTGGCGAACACGCTCAAAGGGGATATCACGGCAACGGGGGTGATCGAAGCCTACGTGGCGGTGCTGACGCCGGCGAGCCCAGCGCAGTGCATCCATGCGTTCAGCCGAGCGCTCGAGACCTGCAAGTTCTTCCCCAGCCCGGCAGAACTGCGAAGTTTCTCTTCCCTGCCTAGCGCGGATAGTTTGATAAGGCTGGAGGCTATGGCGTCTTTGCGATTCATAGCGGACGCGGTGGCCAAGCACGGCGTAGCGCTTCGTACGGCACCAGGGCCGATTCTGAACGACGGACGCGATGCACAAGGGCTGGTGATGCCGGTTCCCGACCGTGGTCCGGACATCCCAGCGCCGCTTCTTACGCCTCGCCAGCTTCGCGCCTTGCGCCTGGTGGGATTCGGAACTATCCCGGATGGCCTGAGGCGCATTCAGGATCTTCGGCGCTACGTGGAGGAAGAGCAAGCGGGCAACGGGCAGTACGGGGCTACGCGGGACCGGCTGAAACTTGAGGCGGAGTGGTGCGCAGCGTATGCGCAGGAAGAGGGGCGGGCGTGAATTACCAGATTCTCATCGGCGATGTGATTGATAAGCTCACCACGCTTGCGGATGAGTCGGTGCATTGCGTGGTGACCTCGCCGCCCTATTGGGGGTTGCGGGACTATGGCGTGGAGGGTCAGATTGGTCTTGAGCCGACGCCAGCCCTATTCCTAGCCAAAATGGTTGAAGTCTTCCATGAGGTGCGGCGGGTGCTGCGCAAGGATGGCACCTGCTGGGTGAATATGGGGGACTCGTACAACGCCGGAACATCGGCGAGACGTAAAGCGCCTACCACTGGCGTCGACGTCGGCGGATGGAATGACGCCGAGATAGACGGTGGTGCGCGAGTGAATATGTCGGGGCTAAAATTGAAAGACCTTTGCGGTATGCCGTGGCGTCTCGCCTTCGCGTTGCAGGACGACGGCTGGTATCTGCGCCAGGACATCATCTGGAGCAAGCCCAACCCTATGCCGGAGTCAGTCACCGATCGCTGCACGAAGGCGCATGAGTACCTATTCCTGCTCACCAAGTCGGCGCGGTACTTCTACGATGCGGAAGCGATCAAGGAGCCTGCTGGAGGGTGGAATGGTTCTGAGTTTCACGACGGCAAGAATCTAATCACCCACCCTAATGTGGGCAAAGTTCGCTCGCCTGCGGGATGGAAGACCGGCGCTGGATCTCATGGATCAGTTCACGAAGACGGCCGAGAGCAGGCAATAACCTACGCCGAGATTGATCCAAGCAAGCGTAACAAGCGCAGCGTGTGGGAGATAGCCACAGAAGCCTTCCCAGAGGCTCACTTCGCCACTTTCCCGCGCAAGCTGGTAGAGCCATGCATCCGCGCTGGCTGTCCTCCGGGGGGCACAGTGCTCGATCCATTCAACGGCAGCGGCACGACCGGGCTGGTAGCCATTGCCGAGCGATGCAGCTACATCGGAATAGAACTCAACCCAGAATATGCCGCAATGAGCGAGCGTCGGCTAAAGGCTGCAAGCGCCCAGGAAGTGATGGACTTCCAAACCTGATACTTCCAAACCTGTTACCCTCATGCCGGTACCAAAGTTCGGACGGCGACCACCTCTCCACCAGCGTACAATCCAAGGATCACCATGGCGAGACCACCCATACCATTCGACGAAGACCTCGCTGACTACCTCTGCGAACAACTTGCAATCTCGGACAAGGGAGTTGAGCAAATCCTTCGCGCTCGGAAAGAGGCAGGTTTATCAAGCGTAAGCCATGAAACAATCTACAAATGGCTGCGCCAAGATGCAAAGTTTGCTGAGCAATACGCGGAAGCGCGGGATGTGCAGGCATCGTTCTTGCACGATCGAGCGCAGGAAGTGGCGAATGGTCCACTGATCGGCGTGCTGCGAATCAAGGGTCCGAAGGGCGAGGAAACGCGGGAATCTGACAATGTGCAGCGGTCCAACCTGATTGTCCAGACGCTACTCAAGCGGGCTGGACAGTTGGCACCTAAGCGCTACGGGGACAAGGTTCAGCATGTTGGCGGCGGAGCTGGTGCCGAGCCAATCAAGCACATCCACACCGTCTCTGTGTTCGACGAAATCATCCAAGATGGCGACACAAAGCGCGATTGACCGATACTCGCCGGAGGAGCGCCGGCTCATTCGTGAGAGCTTGGTGAATCCTCCAGCGTTCGTGCGTCGATGGCTGATGACGGAGTTATGGAGTACCCAGGACGATATTTTGAACGCGCTGGCTAAGCCGCACGCGAAGGTTGCGGTGAAGGCCTGCCATTCATCGGGTAAAACGTTCCTTGCAGCTTTGGCGCTTCTGTGGTGGCTGGCGCGGTATCAGTCGTGTGTAGTTGTCACAACGGCACCGACGTTGAACCAGGTGAAGAAACTGCTTTGGGGTGAGGTTCACTCAGCTCTGGCGCGGTCGAAATATCCCTTCCCAAAAGCGCAACTTACCGAACTCAAGATGGGTGAGAAGCGGTACGCGATCGGCTTCACAACGTCCGTCACAAAGCAGGATGAGGGCGTCAAGTTCCAAGGATTCCACGCGGACCACATCCTCGTGATCCTCGACGAAGCGCCCGGCATCGACCCCAAAATCTACGAAGCGATCGAAGGTGCGCGCGCCGGCGGTATCGTGCATGTGTTGGCGCTTGGCAATCCTACGGTGCCGTCTGGAGTGTTCTTCGATGCGTTTGGCGCGGATGCGGACGAATGGACGCGGTTCACCATCTCGGCGTTCGACACGCCAAACCTCGACGGCTGCTGTCTGAACTACGAAGAGACGGATGAATCCACGCAAGAGGTGAAAAAGAAACGACTTGGCAACGGCGAGCAAGACCTCATGACGATGAGCGAAGAGGATCTAGACCGGAACGTGATGCCATGGCTGACGACGCGCCGGTGGGTGCGAGACAGGTTCAAGCGGTGGGGAGTCAACAATCCTCGCTTCCAGGCTCGAGTCCTCGGACAGTTTCCGAAGCAGTCAGACGATTCCCTGCTGTCGCTTACATGGCTCGAGCGCGCACAGAATGACGACCGCGTGTTCCTTGACGAGCCGATACGCGCGGGCCTCGACGTCGCCGGACCAGGTGAGGATGAAACGGTGCTCACGCTTCGCCGTGGGCCGCAGATCATCCTGCAGGTTTCGTGGCCAGATGCGGACCCGCGCGGGCAAGTGGTAGCCGTTCTGAATCAGTACCGCGAGCATCTCGACGTGGTGAACGTTGATTCGATTGGCATTGGCTACGGAATGTACTTGCATCTGCAGGACCAGGGCTTCCCAGCGTACCCGCTGAATGTGGCCGCCGAGACGCGGTTTCCAGAGAAGTTCACCAACCTGAAAGCCGAGCTCTATTGGGGATTGCGACAGCGCGCCCAGGATGGCGACTTTTGCGGGCTTGAGGATGATACGACCCTTTCGCAACTTGCCGGCATCCGGTACAAGCACAACTCGCGCGGGCAGATTCTCATTGAATCGAAAGAGGATGCGCGGAAACGGGGTGTAAAGTCTCCAGATCGTGCGGAGTCGACGATGCTGGCGTTTGCGGAGCCGGGGGGCAACTGGACTGGCTTGCTGAGGTTCTATCAGGCATCCGCGGCCAAGCAAGCGAAAGAACAACCCCATGCCCAGCAGCCGGTTCCAAAGGCTGACGGCGTACACCCCGCGCCCCCACCTCCAGCGCCCGCGAAGCCCGGACCTGTGAAAGCCTACGAGCGCGCTATCGCCGCCATGGTTCCGCAAAGGTTGTGTGCAAAATGCACACTCCCCATCAAGGAGCAGGACAGTGTGAGCACCGATGGCTTTCAGGAATGGCACGAGGCTTGTAATAAGCCTTCGTGGGCATCGTAAAGAAAGTGTACGATTGTTACGATTTCGCTTGCGTCCATCTATGGTGGTGCGTATATTACACACATGGAGGCAACACACATTGTCTTCATTGGAGGGAATACACCATGTTCAACCTTGGCGACAAAGTAACGGTAAAGCCCATTGAAGGGATCTCGCGCACTATGCAGCGCTACATCGGGCAGGTTGGTGAGGTTCGTCACACCGCGATGGAAATTAGTCCTTACTCTGGAAATGTCAGCCAAGTTATCCGCGTCTTCTTTGACCGCATGGTATGCGAAAATTCCGATCTATTCGAGGCGGTGAATGCCTAAGCTAGATGTGACAAAAACGGAGACACGCGAAGCTCAGGAATGGGTTGAGACGTTCAATCTACGCTTCCCAGATGATCGTACCGGCATCATCATCGCAGAGCGGCGCGAGAGGCTATGCCTTGAACGCCAACTCGCCTCCGTGCGCGACGTTCTGCGCGAGATGGCGTGGTTCCATGGGTCAGTACACGACGAAGGATGCCCAGAGGACGACACGTGCGGATGCTCTAAGAAGCCTTTCAACGACAGTGTGAACGGAGCGATAAGATTGGGGGAAGCAACTATGGAAGCGGAAATTGCCTCGCGAAACTGTACATGCCGCGCCGGATGCCACTTCGATTGTACCGATAAGTGCTGCGAATGTCCTCACCACAAACATGTCGGGCGGCGTCCGCGTCACCTGTACAAGAACCAATCCTTCAGTGATGTAAACTCCACCGAACACAGCCGAACATGCGAACACTGCGGGAAGTGTCTATTTATCTACAATACGCCGGGAGGCACGCGATGACGTTAGATGACCGCATTTTCATTGTGAAACTATTCAGGTTAGCTCTGAAGACGATAGCATTTATGCCGTTAGATAGAGAACTGCACATCCCATACGATCAACAACTAGGCCAAGCGTTCAAGGAAAAGACAGACCAACTCCTAATGGACAGCAAATGACACCTGACACTCTAATCACCTAACCACCACAGGGACGTAACCCAAAGGAACGATCTATGAGCCAACTCCAGCGCGCAGTGAACCACTGCGACATCTGCAACCACGAATGGATACCGACGCCGGGTGTGGTGTACACGCACTGCACCTCGGGGAAGTGTCGATCTCGGAAGTGGGACCGCAAGGATATTCCAGCGCCGGGCGAGGAAGGCAAAGCGCTGGCGGCGAAGGCGGTGGCGATCTTGATTGAGAAGCGCCCACACCTGAAATCAGCGCGCGAGACCACGACCGGCTACGTGGCTCCGATCAACCCAGTTGGGAAGCCGTGCAAGGCGTGTGGAGCGCTGGGTGGAAACCACTTCCGCGGGTGCAAGGAAGACTGGTAGATGCCGTGGGATAGAATGAGCCTCATGGCACCAGCCGAGATGGAAATCACAATTGGACTGCGCAATCGCTGGATATACGCCGCGCTCATTCTGCACTGGCTTCAGCTTCCATGGTGCCGGGAAGTTGCTTTGCGCCGTGCGATCATTCTCCCAAAGAAGCTACGATGCAGAGAGGCATAAGGGCCATGGGGTTCAAAGCTGAAACACTGAACGCGGCGAGAAAGAACCTCGCGGCGGCGCGAAAGATCATGGCAACCGGAAACTACCGCCAGGCGCTCCCGATGATCGAAGCAGCCCACGCGGATGCGAGCTTCGTTCGCGAGCAGGATACGATGGACTTGCTGATCCAAAGCCATGAGGACCGGATACGCAAAGAGATGCGCCAAAAGCTATTCGGAGGAACCCATGCTGGATGACGAGACCAAAGACCCAACCTTCACCGGCTACGGCAAGCGCCCCAGCGTGGAAGAACTCTTCGCCAAAGGCCCGTCAGGCGGCACGAACACCCCTATATCGCCGGGTTCTGGCCTCTCAGGGCCGTCGCGCGGAGCTCGTCAACCGGGAAATTTTCAGGGCAGAACCTTGGAAGGTAACACCGGCCTAAAGCGCGTGCCCGCCAACCTACTCGCAGGGCATGACAACAACCGCCCAGGCTTTGGAGACCGCGACAATCCTCCCGACTTCATCGCCGACGTCGACATGGACGGGAACTTCTTCAGCCCCTTCCAGCCCGTCTATCCGTTTGGCCCTCCGAACGTCAACTATCCCCGCGCCTACGACTACCAGGTAGGAACGAACCTCGACATCTACCCGAAGCGGCTGCAGTTGTTCAGCATGCTTCGCGCTCTCGCGGCTGCGTCTGGCGTGATTGCCTCGGTGATGGAATCGCGCATCGATGAGGTTGTGGCGCTGCCGTGGAAGTTCGCGCTCAAGGAATCGGGCGGAAAGAAGTCCGAGCAAGATCCGCGCATCAAAGAGCTGACGCAGTTCTTCGAGAAGCCGGACCGCAAGATTCCCTACGCAATGTGGATGCGGATGATCTTCCGCGATCGCTACACCATCGACGCGGCTTCCGCCTTCGTGTGGAAGAACAAACTCGGCAACAAGCCCTACGCCATCATGGCGCTCGACGGCGCCACAGTGAAGCCGCTCATCGACGATTGGGGCCGCATTCCCGACGCTCCCCAGCCCGGCTACCAGCAGATCATCAAAGGGTTGCCGATGAACAACTTCACCGAGGATGAATTGCTGTACCTGCCGGCGCGCCCGCGAACTGACTTTCCCATCGGCGGATACTCCGAAGTTGAGCAGATCATGCAGGAAGCGCTTCAGATGGTGAAGAAGACGCTCTACATGACGAACTTCTGGGAGAAAGGCACGATCCCCGACGTCATGCTGGGAGTACCGGAGACGTGGAGTCCAGAAGCCATTGCCATCTGGCAAGCATCCTTCGACGCGCTGATGTCTGGCAATATGAACCTGAAGTCGAAGATTCGGTTTATCCCCGGCGGGATGAAGCCGTTCGAGATGAAGGGCTCAGCCGGCGAACTGCTGAAGTCCGATTATGACGAATGGCTGACCCGGATCGTGTGCCACGTATTCCGCGTGCTTCCAAAGCCGTTCGTCAAAGAGCCGCAATCTCGCGCATCTGCCGAGCAGGAAAAAGAGCAGATCGAAGAGCAGGGCATCCAGGTCGAGATGGTGTGGTGGAAGGCGTTCATGGACCGCCTCATCGTCATGGGATGGGGTCCGGACTACGCGAATGTGGAGATGGTGTGGTCGCTGGACAGCGAAGTAGCCGCTACGGACCAGGCGACGATTGACAGCACCTACCTCAAGCTCGGACGCGAGACGATCAACGAGCAGCGCGTGCGGGCTGGCCAAGATCCGATTGAGGGCGGCGACGTCGCGATGGTCTATACAGCTTCGGGCGCGATTCCGCTGTCGGTGTTGGCTGGACAGACGGAGATGCCGCAAGCTGCCGGTGCGGCGGCCGGCGGTGACGATGCGGGCGCATCTGGTTCGAAGGGCAAATCCGGAGCGGGCAAGGGGGCTGGCAAAGTAGCCGACGCCCCTTTCGCAAAGGGCGAGCGAGCTTGGAGTCAGTATTAGCCGCGTACCTCAAGCGCAAAGGGCAAGCCATCGCCGATAGTCTGCTGATTTCGCTGCCGATTGCCGCGGCGGCCGGGGCTGACGATCTTGCGAAAGCAGACAACGCCAAGCGCAAAGAAGACCTCGAGCGCATCATCGAAGTGAACATGGATTGGGCGAGCCTGATTCCGGAGATTGCTCCGATCACCCAGGATGAGGCCGTCGACGCCGCCAAAGAGTATCTGCTGAGCATCCACATCCCCGAGGTGATCGATGCTGCACCCAACCCGCTATGGACGCAGGTGCTGGCCCAGGCGCGCGAGATGGCGGCGAAGCGTGCGGCGGAGCTGGTGGGAAAGAGAGTTCTGCCGAACGGTAAGATCATCGACAACCCGGACGCGAAGTGGTCAATCACGGAGACGACGCGGGGAGCGCTGAAGGATCTTGTCACCGAATCCATCGACAAAGGATGGACTACGAGCCAACTGCAGCACAAGATCATGGAGAGTGAGCAGTTTGGCGCTCAACGTGCGCTGATGATTGGGCGAACGGAGACGGCTTACGCCAGGTCGCGCGGGACGCATGAAGCGGCAAAGGGCGCGGGGATGAAGTTCAAGAGCTGGCTTCCCGACGATACCGCGTGCGAAGAGATTTGCATCCCGAACTCAGAGCAGGGGCGCATCCCGATCGATGACGATTTCGAGTCCGGCGACGACGTTCCCCCCGCTCATCCGAACTGCTTACTTGGGGACACTCTTGTATCGCCCGGTGTCACCATCACGGGGGTTAGCGCGAGGAAATACGACGGGGATATCATTATCATCCGCACGGAATCGGGCAAGCTCCTCCGCATTACTCCGAATCATCCGGTATTGACGGACAGCGGATGGGTCAATGCCGGTATTCTGCGCAAAGGAGATAGCGTACTTTGCAGCCTCGATTCCAAACGGTCTACCGCTCCTGACTACGATAATCAGAACATCCCAGCCATGATTCAGGAGATAGTGGAATCTTTGCTTAGCTCGGGCAAGATGGCGACCAGAGAAGTGCCAGTGTCCTCCGAAGATTTCCACGGCGACAGTTCCGATGGTGAAATCGCAATTATAGGGACCCACCGCCGTCTGCCGATCAAACACAACGGACATGGAGGTCAGCATCCCAGCAAATTTCTCTTCGTACTCGCTGACGACATTCAAGAGTCCTTGCCGAGTAGCCGCTCGCTTGACCAGTTCTTTGACGCTGCGCTTGACGCCACGAACCGCATCGTGGCATGGGGCCACAAGGCGGCTGCGTTCTTCTGGGGTCATTCTCGATTGGCGCATGAACATGGCCGCACTGCCGCTTCGGATGGGAACGTTGTTCTCAATCAGCGCGCGCCGCACGACGGAGCGGCTGACGGAAAGGCGTTGGCTGATGGCCTGCTCGCTGGTTCCAGAAAGATACTCGCGCACAATGGAATCAACGTCAGGCAACGCGATACGAGGAGCGCGACCAGAGCGTCTGCTAATGTTGTTGTCGAGCAAGATAGAACGAATGGGTGTGATACTGCACCCGTTTCGCAAAGCAATCTGTTCGATCGTACTGCCGGACACGTATTCCTTGATAACATCGCTAGCATCCAGAGAGGCAATTTTAGGGGGCAAGTGTATAACCTCGAAAC